CCATTTATAAAGTTGTGATGATTTAATAATTGACTTGATAGATATGAGAAAAATCCATCTACATATGCCGAGTTATTTATATCATTTGCTTTAAAAATACCCGAAGTCTTATCAAGTTTAGAAAAAGTAGGAAGATTCAATACTTCACTATTTATTGTTCCACGCATAGTTTCACTTGCAATACTATCATACTTGCCTGTCATATATTTGACTGGATCAATCAATGGAGAAAATTTGATAAAAACGGGTTTATGAACAATCGTTAATGATTCATTGGCGCTATTAGAACTATCTACGACAGCCGCTTGAATGTTATTTTTATCGATAATACCAGATAACGCTGATACATAATATCGCTGATTTAAATTGATAGAATTATAATTGGTTTCACTGAAATTAAAATAATTTTCATATATTGGAATGTAATTTTTACTATTTTTTATTTCAAGCTCAGAATCTTCTAAAGAAGAGAAAAATCCAGAATTATCGATTTTTCTATAATACAGAGAAAATGTTCCTTTTCCGGAAGAGGAAATAGTGTCGTCGTTATCAATATCCATACTCTTAATTATTTAATTCAATACATATTTTTATTATGTTTCAAACTAATTGATTAGTCTAAAATACATTAAGTATTATTTAATAATTAATAATTAATAATTAATAGTATGGATATTTTATTTTAGTGCTAATATTCCGATAATAAATAAAACAGTAGAGTTAAATATTTTAAATAGGACTCTGTTTGTAAAATACACATCTTTTGTTTTATATACATATGCCATAAGAAATGAACTAAATGAATAAGTAACAAACGCATAACCATTTATTTTAATATTTTTTTTGGTTACCATTGTAAATAACTGCAAAAGTAATGAAAAAGTAATTAAACCCCTTGACAAGTTTTCTAAAAATAATAAATTCATTCTAATATAATAGACTTATATAATATAATATAATAGGCTTATTATATTATAAAAAATTATATATGCGTTCATAATAATTGTATTTTTTAATTTATATTATTATATTAGAGCTTCAGAATCAAATAATATTAATGAGTGTCGGATTAGAATTAGCAAAGTTTGATATGCGTTCCATTAGTTTTAGACCAGATGAAAATAAAGGTCCTGTTATTGTGCTTATTGGTCGACGTGATACAGGTAAAAGTTTTTTAGTAAAAGATTTAATGTATTATCATCAAGATATTCCTATAGGCACCGTTATATCAGGAACAGAAGCAGGGAATGGCTTTTTTGGAGAACACGTCCCTAAACTTTTTATTCACGACGCATACAATACCGCAATAATAGAAAATATATTAAAGCGCCAGAAAGCAGTATTAAAACAAATGAAAAAAGAGATTGAAACATATAAACGCAGCACAATCGACCCACGAACATTTGTTGTATTAGATGACTGTCTTTTCGATAATAAATGGACAAAAGATGTGATGATGCGTCTTCTTTTTATGAACGGACGTCATTGGAAAATTATGCTCGTAATAACTATGCAGTATCCACTCGGTATACCGCCAAATTTAAGAACTAATATTGACTATGTATTTATATTACGAGAACCCTATATTGGGAATCGCAAAAGAATATATGAGAATTATGCAGGTATGTTTCCAACATTTGAAAGTTTCTGCCAAGTAATGGACCAATGTACAGAAAATTATGAATGTCTTGTAATAAACAATAATGCAAAATCAAACAAATTACACGACCAGATTTTTTGGTATAAAGCTCAGACGCATGGCCCGTTTAAACTGGGCGCTAAAGAATTCTGGGAAATGTCCAAAGATATTATATCAGACGAAGAAGAGGAACAATACGACCCAAGTAATGTGAAACGTAAAGGACAAGGGCCTAAAATTCAAGTCAAGAAAAATAAATGGTAAAGGTACAGCGCACGTCGCACAATTTACTCTAAAATAGTGTGAAAAATGTTGTTGTAAGTTTATCAATCTCCTTTGAGGGTATTTTTCCTGTTTTCGGATCCGTATATGAAACCACACCTAAACACATAGCAGGTATATTAAAATGATTAGATAAGAATATAGTAAGATATATACTTTCAGGACCAAGCAATATTTTATTTGTATTTATATTTGTATTTGTATTTGTATTTGTATTTGTATTTGTATTTGTATTTGTATTATCATCACTACGACTGTCAGTATTTTCAAATATATCGTCAATCACGGTTTTAACAGTATTGTTCGAAAAATTATTTATGGTGATGGTGTCTGTTGTTAAATATTTCGTATTTTTGCTTATTGTTTTTATTTGTATATAGTCTTCCATAGATTTTACGTTTTTATAGTTAGTGAAATCGTTGTGAATAATAGCAGATGAAAACTGTACTATACTCGATGGTCGTAAATAATTACTGTATATAATAGACAAATCTATTATGTATGATGGTCGCAATAAAGTAATAACGCGTTTCAATTCATCCATTAAATATGATTTTTTCTTGATTTTATCAAATGATGTTTTTGTAAAATAATAGTAATTATTATCATAGTTATAGATTACACCATCCAATATTTTTATTTTTTCAGAATATCTCTTCAACTGACCAAACATAAATCTAAATTGACTTTCTATATTTACATTATCAACTATTATAAGTGCACCGGTTATATTTAAATTTAAATCAACACCGTCAAACTTGCGATTAAATGGTTTATTGTCTTTTATCAATTCGAGCAACCATTTATTATCTGATAATTTTGCTGGTTTATGTGTAAATATACTATTTATCCAATAATAATCTTTACCATTTATATTTGTAGGCGACATTGTTATTAAGCTATTTCTGCCCAATATGTCCACTGAGTATTTCACATCATTAATTATCAACTGCACATATGTTTCAATCGGGTTACCTGTATCATTTTCAAAATAATAATGATATCCATTCGGTGTTTTCTCGGATACAGTATCTTTTGGGACTTTATCTATTAAAAAATCGGCACTTTCTATACCGTCTTTGGTATCTATATCTAAAACGATATATTTTCCCGGAACATAACCAATAGCATTTTTATTTTTGAACCGGTTGTTTTCCTTTCCGACGACTTTGGAATTATTCATTATATGCTTTTTCTTGTTTTCATTAATGTATATTATGTCGTAATTTTTAACATCCACGCCAATCGCTTGTAATTTATTGAAATCGTTTTTCAGACGATAAATGTATGCTGCCTTATTTGCCCATCTACATAAAAAGTAAATCAATATAATAGACAATATGATTGATATTAATATGAAAAAAAATTTGAAAAGTTTACCAGGACTAGAGAATGATTTTATTATTTTCGAATGTAATGAAAATATTTTTGTCGATTTTACCTTGACCATATTAATATAAGAGGTTATAATAACCTTGTATCGGATATATATTAATTAAATATTATATATTATATTACAAATAACATATAATAAACAAAATAATCAATATAATCAATTGTTAAGACTCTATGAATTTAACTAAAAACAACACAATGTGGTAAGAATTATAATAAATTAATTATCAATTAATTATCAATTAATTATCAATTAATTATCAATTTTATTTGTAAGTTTTGACAACCCGTGATCACTATTCTTATCTAAAACAACATTTTCCGAATCAAACATACTCTTTTTAATGTCGTCCATTGTAGAATTCTCATCAAGACCATCAAAATTTGCAACATTTGCCACACCAACAAGCTCACCTTTCTCGTTAAGTGTCTGCGTAAGTTTGTTACCCGACTCCTCAGCTTTCTTCATATTTTCTTCAATTGCTTTCTGTTTTGCTTCGCGCACACGTTTATCGAAATCCTGTTTCGCCATATCCTCATTCTTCTTCTTATCTGCCATAAGTGAATTAAGAGTTTCCTCCATATATTCTACACGCCCCGTTTTGTATGCCTCGGGATGAAAAGGAACCCACATACCCACCTGCCCTACATAAATATCGTGATTGGGATCTACCTCGCGCAGCAATTTACAACGAAGCTCTGCCTCGCCTTGTGTGGAAAAAACGCCGCGTACCTTAATACCACGCACCGACGTCTGAAAATTATGTTGTTCGCCAAACTGCTGATCCAATACTTCTTCATTGTTATCAATGAACGTCTTATAGTCGTCGCTAATAGTAGATGCCTTAGCAATAGCAGCGCCCTCTTCTTTATTAAAATCCTGAAAATCGGCAGTCAATTTGTCAAATGAAACAGAATACTTAAATGAAATAAAGTTTAGAAATTGCGTGAACTTCTCCATCGATTTCTTAAATTCCCATTGTTTGATAAATTCCTCGAAAAGAAAATGCTCCTTCTGTTTTATAATATGTTCTGGAGATACAAATGACAAACAAACAAACTTTTGTCCAGCAATCGGCTTATCTTCCTCCAGAAGGTCGACATATTTAGGATTCTCTTTCCCATCTGGGAGATACTTAGGCGTTACACCATTGGGCAATTTATTAGAGTATGACATTTATTATGTTTTTATTATATAAATATATTTAATAAATCATTTTAAGTTAGTTTACGCTTTAATATTTTTCGATTCTATTTTCAATAGTTAAACTTTTGATTATGTTAATTATATTAATTATGTTAATTATATTAATTATATAATTATATTTAGCAACAAAAAATAATATTTTTTTCTATATTATATTTATAATGTACGGAACACTTGACTTTAGTGAGCTTTTTAAGCGTTTTATTAAGTATATCATCGAGGGTCTTTGCGTAGCGATTGTCGCTTACTCAATCCCATCTCGTTCTCTCAAATTCGACGAAATTGCCTTGATTTCTCTGGTTGCTGCCGCGACCTTTGCCATCTTGGATGTATACGTTCCTAGTTTAGCCGTTTCTGCAAGAACTGGTGCTGGATTCGGTATCGGTGCCAACCTCGTCGGATTCCCCACTCCTCTTCGCATTTAATCCGGTTAACTCGGGTCACTTTATAGCAACTCATAATGCGTATGGGAGAGACTTTATATCCATATTGTATTCATTACAATACAATATGATTTATTAGAAATTATTAGAAATTATATACATACAACCATTTTTGGTAATATAAAATATTTTTATATACATATTATAAATTACATTTTACTAATGTTGTTACTTACCAATTATATGAATAAATTAAACATAATACAAGGATTATTTATAGTTCTTCTATTTGTATGCCTCATCATTAGTTTTTACATTATGGTAATTTGTCTATTCTCAAAAAATAATACACATAATCGTATCTTTTCGGCTTGGCAATTCCCAATGTTACTTGCCATATTTATCGACACGTTATACCATAACGGTAGATTTAAGAAATATATTTGTTAGATTATTATATAAAATATAGGTTTTCATTATATAAAAAATATTTTTAAAATATTATTTTACTATTATATAATGAAATTAAGTAGGCGTGGTAAACATACGAAACGCACCGGAAAACATTTAAGCTATAAAGGCAAAAAGGTTCGTGCTTCAAAAAGATATCATCGTATCAAGAGTGGTCGTGGTCATACAAAAAAAACATATAGAGGAAGAGTTAAGAAAGGTGGAGTAGGTGTAGGTGGCGGCTTTTTTAGCGATGATCATACAGATAAACTTGATGAAATGTACAAGCTTGCAACTGTTACATCACCGGACAAATTTACAAGTAATTTATTTATACAACAAACTACAAACTACCGAGGAGAAGGTGAAGTCATATTAGCTAGTTACCCATTTGAGATCCCAGATTATGATACCCCCAAATCTCATCCTCGTATTATTACACTTACGTGTAAAAAACAGGGTAGGTTGGTTTCAAAACCATATAAGTATAATTGTTACATAACTTATAGAAAAGATGAAAGTTCTCCCGATGGTCTATTTGTTCGTGTATCATTTCAAAGAAGAGATAAATCTGGTACGGATCAGGTTGCTGTTGCTATTGAAGGTAAACTTGGTGATGTTATTACAAGATTATCAAGTGTAACAGATTTGACCGCGGTTATTTATGGTAATAAAGTAAATTATAATTTTAATTTCCCCGAAAATAAAAAGTATTTTGCAGTTATTTCAAGAACCATTGAAGCCAATGCTCCAAAGGCTAAAGAATTATTATACACTAATCCTTTATGGGGGGGATTAGCTATTCCTTGGGGGAGGGGACCAGTCGAGCCGGCTGTTAATCCTGTTTCTAATTCCGATTCTGCTGCGTAGCAATAAATAACCATTGACTGACTCCCCTAACACATTTAGCAAATAAGCTATTATTATTATTATTCCATTATAAAAAATATTTTTAAAATATTATTTTACTATTATATAATGAAATTAAGCAGGCGTGAGGGGAGACATACCAACCACATGTCCCTTATACTCCCCCCGCAGCCCAAGATTGTACTCCGTGGATGCAAGAGGCTAGATGGTGTTAGCATATCCAATAAAATGTCTAGTGCCTATCCTATATCATCAGTAATACTTCTAGTACTACTAGTGTTATTAGTGCTCAAGATGCCATCCTACTGCGTCGGAATAAACACCCAATTCAATTCCTCGCATATTTTCTTCCATATATCATCCTGTTCTATCCTCTTTTCTTTATCTTTCAACATTGGAAAATAGGATAAAAATTCGTTTTTCTGAAGCAGTTCGCATAATTTATACACCGTATAATAATAATTCAAAAAATTCACACGGTCTTCCGGGCAGAATTTTGCATACGGCCCCTGTATCTCCATAAATAAATTACAAAGCGTCTCCTCCAATTCCGGCGTCATTATAGGCGGTTTAATACCAAGTTTATCTTTAATAAACGGAATATGTTCATAATATTTATTGTATCCCAATTTCTTAAGCACCTCTTTCGCCTTTGAATTCGTAAATTTGGAAAGCGGAATTCGCTCTTTCGTCATTTGATGTTTGATACTCTCCAATACTTCTTCCGGAATTTGCGTCGTTTCTTTCGCCTGAAACTGTGCAAGGATTTCTTTGAAATGATTAATACGCTTATATGCATAAAAACACGCTTCTTTTGGCGGCTCTTTATACGACGGCTTCTCATTTTCAATAAGACACGTCACCTGTTTCGCACAAAAATTACAAACCATTATACCCTCGTGTTCGACAGGAATCATTTCCCCTTTATTGCAAGAGATGCATATATCTGTTGAAAAAATATAATCATTTACATTGATATATGTCTGGTCTAAATTAGAGAAAAACTTCTGGACATTATTTTCATTTGCACGATTTAATTCGCTTTCATTGATAGAGTCATTTAGACGATAAAATGAATTCAGAATTTTTGTACGATTGGTGCCATTTGTGATTTCCTTTTTGTTTTCAAAATAATCGAAAATAAACCGGCTATTATTTAGGTAATATTCTTTAATTCTTACTTTATATTTTGATATATCATTTTTGATATCATATAGTCGGTCTTTTAGCTCGATTTCTTTCGATATATCAAGTTTATGTTCTTTATCATATTTGACATCTTTTCCGTCTTTTCCGTCTTTTTCATCTTTTCCATCTTTATATTGATTATGATGTAGAAGTTCCATTATTTTATTTTTTTCTTTAATAAGCCCAGGCAATACCTCTTCTTCAATTGTTTTAAATTCAGATTGTAATTCACGATGCATTCCGTCTAACGTCATCACTTTTTTTTTGTCGACTACGATTTTTTTATTTGTTTTATGTTTAAATGATGGCATTGTATGTGAATATTTATTGTATATATTTATATATAGTATAGCTATATTGTTATATAC